CGACAGGTTCAAACGCTACCGCGTTGCCTGATATTCTAATGCTAGGCGGGATGTAGGATTCTCCTATGAGATTCCACGTTATTAGCCTGCCCCATACGCAGACAACTAAAGATTACGTCAACTGCGCTTATACCGAAAAGGTTAGACGCTTTTGTATAATGATGAAAGGGCTAGGCCATACGGTCTATCTCTATGCAAGTGAAGATAACGAAGCTCCAGTAGATGAGTTAATTACCTGTATTACTAAAGAGCAACAAGTAGATGCTCTAGCAGGTAAACACTATACAGAGGCAGCCTTTGATAATAGTTTACCGCATTGGCAAATCTTTAATGGCAAGGCTATTGAAGAGTTAGGCAAGCGCCTAGAGAAGAAAGACTTTATCTGTCTTATCGGTGGAGCATCACAAGAACCTATTGCTAAGGCTTATCCAAGCCATATCAGCGTAGAGTTTGGTGTTGGTTATGGTGGAGTATTTAGTAAGTTCAAAGTCTTTGAATCATACGCTTGGATGCACAGCATCTATGCAATGTTTAAGAACCCCACGCTAGTAGACGGTAACTTCTATGATGCGGTTATACCTGGTTACTTAGAACCAGAGATGTTTCCGCTACAAGAAAAGAAAGAAGATTACTACCTTTACGTTGGACGTATGGTAGATCGTAAAGGTATTATCGTTGCTCAGCACGTTTGTAAAGAACTTGGCTTAAAGCTAATAATGGCAGGACCTGGTAAAGACCCAAAGATTGAGTATGGCGAATGGGTAGGACCTGTTGGTCCTGAAGAGCGAGCAAAGTTAATGGGTGGTGCAATTGCCCTATTTGCTCCAACGCTTTACATAGAACCTTTTGGTAACGTTGTTATCGAAGCACAGGCCTGTGGAACTCCAACGATTACCACAGACTGGGGAGCATTCACAGAAACTAATCCGCAAGGTGTTACTGGATATCGTTGCAGAAATGCAATGGAGTTTGCAGTAGCAACAGAGTGGGTAAAGAGTTTAGACCCAGTAGCAATACATAAGAGAGCAGTGTCCTTGTATTCCTTGGATGCTATAGCACCACAGTATGAACAGTATTTTGCAAGACTCCTTACGTTGTGGGGAGATGGCTGGTATGAGAGGAAATAATGCCAACACTTAATGACTTAGTAGATGAGGTCAAGGCTAACCTGCAAGGCTACGCCCTGCGCCAAGATCGCATCACTTACGTTGCCAACGCTGCTGGTCTAACCACTACCAGCACAGCAATTACCGTTGGTTCTGGAGGTAACCTTGCTAAAGGCATCATTGAAATTGATGATGAACTTATGTGGATTGACAGCTTTACACCATCAAGTAACGTTCTTAACGTTATACCAGGCTTTGGCCGTGGCTATCAGGGAACAACTGCAGCACCTCACGCACAGTATGCACAAGTAACTCTATCTCCAACCTTCCCACGCAACAACATTAAAAAGGCTATCAACGATACAATCAATAGTTTCTATCCTAAGCTCTGGATAGCACAGCCTTACACCTTTACCTTTAACGCATCTCAGACTACATACCCACTGCCTGATGATTGCGAAGATGTCTTGTTTATCTCTTGGCAGACAACAGGTTCTAGCCAAGAATGGTTACCAGTTAATCGCTGGCGCTTAGATGGTATGGCAAACTCTGCCACCTTTAATACACAGAATACAATTAACATCTATGAGAACGTACAACCTGGTCGTACAATTCAAGTTTGGTATACAGCCACGCCGAACACTCTTGACGCAAACACAGATGATTTTGCTGACGTTACTGGCCTACCAGATTCTTGTAAGGATGTTGTTACTCTCGGAGCAGCATACAAACTACTGTCTTACCTTGACGCTGGACGAATCAATCTCTCTAGTGCTGAGGCCGATCTAAACGACACCAAGCTACCATCATCTGCTGGTGTTGCCGCATCTCGTTACATATTTGCCCTTTATCAACAGCGACTTAATGAAGAAGCGTTGAAGTTGGCAGATAAGTACCCAATCCGTATTCATTACACCCGATAAGGAAAACCAATGACCAGTAAGTATTCATCTACTAGCGTTGAGACAACACTGCAAAATGCTATAACAACTAGTGGTGCAACATCTATGGTTGTATCTAGTGGCACTGGCTCAGCCTTAATGGGTGGAGTAACACTAGGTGCTGGCAACGTGGATGTCTTTACCGTTGCTATTGATGTTGACACAATCAACGAAGAAATTGTCTTTATTACCAACCAGTCATCAGATACGATGACCATTGTACGTGGTCAGGCTGGATCATCTGCAGTAACACATAGCGCAGGAGCAACTGTCAAGCACGTACTTTCATCTTATGATTTAACAAACTTTGAAGGCGCAGTATCGCCAGTTGTTAACTTAGCCTTTAGTGGTTCTACCTCTGGTACTACCACAGTGCAGGCAACTGCAGTTGCGGGAACTAATACCTTGACACTACCGGCAACAACAAGTGATACCTTGGTAGGTTTAGCTGCAACACAAACTTTAACTAACAAGACCTTAACAGCGCCAAAGGTAAACCTTTCTTTTAACGCACAGACTGGCACAACATACACACTTGTTGCTGCAGATTCTGGCAAATTGGTCACATCATCTAATGCCAGTGCGGTAGTGATAACTATCCCACCATCAATCTTTGCAGCAGGTGAACAGATAAATGTGCAGTCAATTGGTGCTGGTCTTACCAGTTTTGTAGCAGGAGCTGGTGTAACTATTACATCAACTGGTGCTACATCGGCTGCTCCAATACTACGAGCACAAAACTCTGCTTGCACAATTATTTGCACAGCAAGTAATACCTTCACAGTGATTGGGGATCTATCCTAATGCCAACAGTATATAAAGTACTGGGTCAATCAGCACCTAGTGCTGTAACAGCAACATCGTTATACACAGCACCTGCATCAACAAGTGCCATTGTATCAACTCTTAATATAGTAAATTTGAGTACAAATGCAGACACGGTAAGAGTTGCCATACGCCCAGCAGGAGCAACTTTAGCCAATCAACACTATGTTATTTTTGGTTTAGTGTTGCCAGCAAAGGCTCAATATGCACTTCAGGCTGGATTAACCCTAGCAACTACCGACGTAATCACTGTATATTCAACGAATGGGACATCATCCTTTTCTGTATTTGGAAGCGAGATATCATAATGGCACTAAACCTAATTCAAACTAACGCTTATGAGGTAACACCAGTATTGACGCTTAACGCTCAAACTGGAACTACATATACTTTCGTTTTAAGCGACAGCGTTAATACGCTTGTCACTGCAGCTAACGCATCTGCCATTGCAGTAACTATCCCAACAAATGCAACAGTGGCGTTCCCAGTAGGATCTGTTCTAAACTTTGCTCAAACAGGAGCAGGTCAAGTAACAGTATCTGGAGCAGTAGGAGTAACTGTGACATCTGTTGGAGCAACTGCTGCAACACCCAAGACTCGCGTTCAATACAGTGCAGCATCTGCAGTACAGACATCTGCTAACAATTGGTTAGTGTTTGGAGATATTGCCTAATGCCTATTCTTGGAATTTTTGGATCAAGCATCTCAGGTTCTAAACAAAAGTTAACCGTTGATTACCTTGTAATTGCTGGTGGTGGCGGTGGTGGTGGTCGCGGAAATCGTGGCGGAGGCGGTGGTGGCGCAGGTGGATTTCGCTCTACTGTAACTGCAACAGGTGGTGGTGGTTCTTTAGAATCACCATTAAGTCTTAACTTAAATACTTCATATACAGTAACTATTGGCGCTGGTGGTGCTGGTGGTCCTTATCCAACAAATGCGGGTAATGGTTCTAATTCTGTATTTTCTACTATTACATCAACAGGTGGCGGTGGAGGTTCCGAAGGTGAAGACCTTGCTGGCAACGGTGGATCAGGTGGTGGTGGTGCAAACCCTAGTCGTTCGGGAGGTGGTAGTCCTACCGCAAATCAAGGCTACGCTGGTGGTAATGCTTATACACCTGATGCAGTTGGTGGTGGTGGTGGAGGCGGAGGCGGTGCTGGTGCCGTAGGTGGTGTAGGAGCTATTGGTACAGGTGGTGCTGGTGGAAACGGTGTAGCAACATCAATTTCAGGTTCATCTGTTACTTATGCTGGTGGCGGCGGCGGTGGTGCTAGTAATGCAGATACTTCTTCAGGTACAGGTGGCGCTGCTGGAACAGGTGGAGCAACAGCAGGTAATGGTGGAAGTTCTACATCTGGTAATAGCGCATCTGCTACTGCAAATACAGGAAGCGGTGCTGGTGGGGTAAACTTTGGAAATAATCCTGGTAGTGGCGGTTCAGGCATTGTCATAGCCCGTTACTCAGGCACTGTACAAAAAGCAACAGGTGGAACTGTAACTACTTCAGGTGGAAATACAATTCACACATTTAATTCTTCAGGTACTTTTATTACAGCCGTTGCAAAAGCAACTGGTGGCACACTCTCACTTAGCGGTGGATATTGGTATCACACTTTCCTATCATCAGGAACATTTACACCAACACAATCTATTACTGCTGATATGTTAGTAGTTGCAGGTGGAGGTGGTTCATCAACATCAGGCGGTGGTGCTGGCGGATTATTGGCATACACGTCTCAATCTTTGACTGCAATAGGTTATACCGTAACAGTTGGTGGAGGTGGCGCTCAAGGAACAGCAACGGTTACAGATGCAGCGAATGGTTCTAATTCAAGTTTTGGTGCATTAACTGCTTCTGTTGGTGGCGGCGGTGGTATGCGAGCTTCAGGAACACTTACAGGAGCAACAGGCGGGTCAGGTGCTGGCGGAACTTCATTAAATACCACTTCTATCGGTGCGGGTGGTTCTGCTACATCAGGTCAAGGTAATGCTGGTGGTAGCGGTCAAGCATCTTCTGGAGCAGGTAATGCTGGCGGTGGAGGTGGAGGTGCTAGTGCCGTAGGTGGTAATAGTGTTTACAATTCAAGTGCTGGCGCTGGTGGTGCTGGTTCTAATGCTTATTCTACTTGGGCATCTGCAACATCAACTGGTGCTAGTGGTTATTATGCTGGTGGTGGTGGTGGTCAAGGCGGAAACTCTGGCTCATATCTAGGCGCTGGTGGTGCAGGTGGTGGTGCTGCTGCAAATGCAGCAAATGGTCACGGAACTGCAAACACAGGAGGCGGCGGTGGTGCCTGTTTCAATCCAGGAAATGCTGCTGGTAATGGCGGTTCTGGTATCGTTATAGTTAGATACCTAGCATAAGGAGATTCAAATGACCAAAGATAACGTAACTAAAATTAAAGAAACAAAGCCAACACAATGCTTCTCATATGAAGTAACAATGTTAATCCATATCATTGCAGATGATGAAGCAGGTGCTAAGTCTCAACTTGATGAAAAGGGTGGCATTATGACAAAGCGTGAAGTCAAACTAGTAAATACAGCCATTCTTTATGGCGAAGAAAAGGATAAATAAATGGCACATTTTGCTAAAGTAGTAGATGGAACTGTTGAGCAGGTAATTGTTGCAGACACCAAGGAATGGTGTGAAGCAAACCTTGGTGGTACTTGGGTACAGACTTCATATAATACCCACGCTAACGAGCACCCAGAAGGACGACCACTGCATAAGAACTATGCAGGTATTGGACACACTTGGGACGGTACAGGATTTGCAGCTCCACAACCATACGGATCTTGGACACTAGATACTGATACTTATGTATGGAACGCTCCAACTCCTATGCCAACAGATGGCAAGCGTTATGAGTGGGATGAAGCAACCCTAGCGTGGGTTGAACTAGAACTTCCTGCTTAACTTTTAATCTTATAGACCTGAACAAGTCTCTAAACTGTTCATCTTTTTATGCCAACTTAAAGGAGCGTAGATGCCATACGGCGATGATATTACCGAGGGAATACCCTATGTACTTTCCAACCCTTCAGGATCTACTACTTATGCAGCAACCCGTGAGGCATACGATGTAGCAATTGCTGGTCTACCGTTCTTCTTAATGAACAGTGACGATTCACCTTATCGTCGTGTCACTGCCCAGTATCGTAAGCAACAGATTGACCAGACACGTGAGGCTGGAGAACAGACTCTGACTGGTTGGTGGCTACGTAGCCAATCATCCTTTCACCTTGGCGCTGGTATCAAGTTCTTTGAACCACAGCAAGAAGAGTCGCTACGCTTCCAGTACACAGAGTCTAAAGGCTTAGATGTTTTTACTAGAGGACAGGCAACCCTGCTCTATGACACAGCCAGCTTCTATTCTGGGGCTGCACCTGCTCAGTTAATTGGTGTCAATGATGGCACCAATGACTGTATTTTTGTAACAGATGGAACTGTTCTAAAGAAGATTACTACTGGTGGGACAGAAACAACCATTACACAGGCTGGTACTGCTTCAACTATCTTTAGCCTTACAACTGATGGTTCTAACTATTACTTTATCAATGGCACTAGAGTCCACAAAGGTTCAGTTGGTGCATCTCCAGCAGATGCTGAGATTTATACAGCAGCATCTACTACTAGAGCCACTATCCGCTATGTTAAACAGCGTCTTATCTTGGCTAAAGAAAACGTATTATATGAACTTGACCCTAATGCTACTGCTTCTGCTGCCCTACCTACTGCTCTATTTACTCATCCTAATGCTAGTTGGGTATGGTCTAGTATCTCTGAAGGACCACAGGCTATCTATGTATCGGGCTATGATCCAAACGGAACATCATCATCTGTCTTTAAGATTGCCTTAGATGCTACAACTCCTAACACTTTAGGTTTTCCTACACTAGAAACACCTACCGTTATTATTGATATGCCACAAGGTGAGCGCATCAATGACTTTGATGTATACCTTGGCGCTTATGCAATCCTTGCTACCAGTCTAGGTTTTAGAGTAGGTATCTCTGATGCAACTGGAGATATCCAGTATGGACCACTTCTGTTTAGAGATGCACCCTGCAACGCTATCGCTTTTAGAGATAGCTATGCCTACATCGCAACCCTTGTAGATGGTACGGCAGGGCTAGTTCGTGTAGATCTATCTACTACTGTTCTAGCAAATAGCCTTTTCTTTCCTTGGGCTTGGGACTTGATAGCAACTGGTACTACTACCACTGCATCTCAAGTAGCCTTCTTTGGCAACTCAGATAGAGCAGCCTTTACCAATGGTAATAACACCTGGGCTGAATCAACTACCAGCCTAGTAGCAACTGGCTATCTGCGTACTGGTTACATCCGATACAACACACTAGAAACAAAAATCTTTAAGTTATTGCAGGCTCGTGTAGATACCACCAATGGTGGCGTTACTATCCAATCAATTGATGCCTCTGATACTTTTTACACTATCGGTGTCTTTGGTCAAGAATCTGCTGTACCTCAAATCAATATCAACTACCCACAAACTGCCCAAGAATATCTTGGATTCCAATTTACCCTATCTCGTTCTACTACTGATGTGAGCAAGGGGCCACTCTTTACTGGCTACCAGATTCGTTCATTGCCTGCAACACCACGTCAAAGACTTATCCAATATCCAATGTCTTGCTTTGACCACGAGACAGACCACTTTGGAGTTGAGGTTGGCTTTGAAGGTGCAGCCTATGATCGTTTGTCACAACTAGAGTTAATCGAAAACAATGGTGACACCATCCAGATTCAAGACTTTAGAACTGGTGAGTCATACCTTGGCATCATCGAGGAAATGGATTTTAGAAACAACACTCCATCAGATAAGCGATTCTCCGGCTACGGCGGATTGTTACTAGTAACCATTAGGACGGTCTAATGCAGGCACAAGACTACGCAACAATTGCTGTTGCAGTAATGACAATAGTAGGTGGCTTTGCTGGCGCTGTGCGCTGGATGGTTAAGCACTACCTTAATGAACTCAAGCCTAATGGTGGGTCAAGTGTTAAAGATTCGGTAAACAGATTGGAGCGACAAGTTGAAGAGATTTATCGCATTCTTCTTGCTCGCAATAACTCTTAGCGGTTGCGGTTACCAAGGCTGGGTTAGGTATCCCTGCCAAGAGTTTAAGAACTGGGAAAAGCCTGAGTGCAATCCCCCACAATGTATTCCTACTGGTACCTGTACCAAAGACACTTTGCCTGGAGTATTAGATGAACCAAAGAAGTAAGTTAAGTCCAGAAGACTTACACGCAAGACTGATTGTAACTATCGGAATCATACTAGCCATTGTGTTTGCTGGTTCTGTCTTTGCGTTGCTCTATGCGCTGCTATTTATCACACAACCATTAGGAGATCAGGCACCCAACGATGCTGCATTTATTGATCTTGTTAGTACCTTGTGTGTGTTTCTTACTGGTTCTCTTGCTGGAGTACTTGCAGGAAATGGATTGAAGTCTAAGCCAAAGGAAAAGAAAGATGGAGAATAATGAAACCTGTTGCCAAGAAAGCCACACCTGCAGCTATTGCTGTCCTTCGACAAGCCACAGCAATCAAGCCATCTCGCAAGAAAGCCTCGGATGGCCTACTGCCATCAGCAGCACACATCAAACAGAGTCCAACATCTGACCACAACACAGGGTATGCAGTTGATTTAACTCACGACCCCGAAAGTGGGGTTGACTGTAGTGACATATTTGAAAAACTTAAAGAAGACAAACGAGTTAAGTACCTTATTTTCAACAAGAAGATTTGGTCGAAGGACAAGGCTCGCCTTGGAAATCGCCCTTATACTGGTAGCAACCCGCACACAAAACACTTACACATTTCTATTAACGATGGTTATGGTGACGATACTAGTCCTTGGTTCTGGTGGATGAACCAGCCAAAGGTTGTTAATCAAATCATTGCCAATGTAAAACCAGTGCCTGTTAAGAAGGCATATAAGACCGAAGTTTGTACCTGTTGCAAAATGCACGGTACAAAATCCTAACCCCCCCTAGGAGGATACAATGGAACAGTTCAAACAAATCGGACTCACTTGGTTTCGTGCTGCAGCAGCATCTGCTATTGCACTTTACCTTGCAGGTGAGACGGACCTCAAGACACTAGCAATGGCAGCAGTAGCTGGCTTTGCTGGTCCATTACTCAAGTGGCTAGATGCTTCATCTACAGAGTTTGGTCGTGGGTCTAAGTAACCCATAAGCGCGAGGCAAACGAAGAGGCTCACCCCGAAAGGGGTGGGCTTCTTTTTTTATGCCTAAAATATGCCTGAGTTACTATCACCTGATAGGTGAGTCTTGAGCCGGTGGCAGTTAGCACACAAGGTCTGCAAGTTAGAAGGGTCATTATTGAAGCGGTCACCGTCTATGTGGTCTACATCTAGCTGAGAGATGTGTTCTGGTATGAACCCACATTGTTGACATTTAGTGCCTTTATGTCTAATGTATGGATAGACGGTGTTGTTGTAGTTAATCTTCCATATGGTACGGCATCTATATCTACCAGCTAATGGTCTGCTTTTATCTCGTAGCTTCATCTTGGTAGGACCACAAACAGAGCACGTGGCAGTGCGATCTTCTTCGTTATGGTTACTGAGTTTGTGCTGCATCTTTATCTACTGGACAAGGGACAATTACTAGATTGCCACAATTAACACAGGTTGCATCTAAGAAGTACCAGACTAGTTCATAATCTTCAAAGCTGGCTAAGACGTTAAAGACCTGACACCCACAAGTACATACGTGGATGGGTCCTAACTGTCTTAAATCGGCCCCGAAAGGCTCAGGAAGGGTATTTCTGAGCCATCTAAACGATGGCAGGGTTGGTAGACGGAACCGTAGGGTTACTGTACGGTTACTGTCGGTGCGCCCCTTGAGGGCGCCTGCCCGTTTAATTCGCCTCACGGCTCATATTGTAGCGCCCAGTAGGGTGTCGCCTAGTAGCGACACGCCGTTGACTGGTAGGCTCTCTAGTATGACAACTATCGCGGCGCTTGAAGGTATTGATTACGCGGTCCTAGTAGCTGACTCACAGATTACTGAGGATAACTTAGTAACCCTCGCCACTAGTACGCCAAAGATAGTTGAGGTGGGTAAGTATCTCATTGGTCTTTCAGGTGATACTAGGCCAGGCGATATTCTTTCCTACAACTGGAAGCCACCACTGTATAAAGGTGAAGAGCCGGCGCAGTTTATGGGAAAGAAAATCATACCCAGTATTATCCAAGCATTTACCGACAACAACTACGACTACAACAAGGTGGACAAAGATGATGGCTTCGATTATCTCATTGCTTTTAACGGTAATATCTTTCGTATTGCTTGTGATCTCTCTTTTTTCCAAGCAAATCACGGAGCGTATGGCATTGGTTCTGGGGGTCAGCTTGCTCTTGGCTACCTGTATTCAATTGTCAAACCTGATATGGACTTAACCTATGCAAAGAGACACGCCCGTAGAGCCGTAGAGATTGCTTCGGTGCTTGACGCCAATACAAACAAGCCCTTACAGTTGGTGGTACAGGAACGGTTCTAGGAGGAGCTATGGAAGATGAAGTTAAATACATTCATATGACAGAAGAATATGCTGCACAGTATTGGCATCAACAAGGTTGGTTAGCGTGCAGACTTGCTTACAAGTTATACAATGATGCACAAGAATCTGGAGCATTCAGAGTATGACAACATTTCTTATTGGTCTAATGGTTGGAATGTTAATTGCCAGAGCGTTTGATTTATGGGTGGATTGGAAGTACAAGAAGTGAGTGTTACTGATCCTAAAGAATTACTACTTACTGCACTACGTGCAGGTGATGCAAAGCGTTCACGTTCTACACAGGTACAGATTGGTCCATCAGAGGTAGGTGGTTGCCGACGTAAAGTTTGGTACAGACTTAATGACCAACCTGAAACTAACGACAACGAATTAAAACTTGCTGCGATTATGGGTACTGCTATCCACGCAGAAATTGAAAGAGCATTGGCTGATAATCCAGATGTATTAGTAGAAGTTGAAGCTGAATACAATGGAATGAAAGCACACATTGACTGCTTTGTACCTGGTACTGGTGATGTCATTGACTGGAAGACAAGTAAGGTCCGGAACCTTTCTTACTTTCCATCAACACAACAACGGTGGCAAGTACAGCTTTACGGCTACCTCCTAGCTAACAACGGCTATGCGGTCAACCGAGTGTCACTGGTAGCAATTGCCAGGGACGGGGACGAAAGAGATGTCAAGGTTCACACCGAAGACTACAATGAGTCCATTGCACTAGAGGCACTCGGTTGGCTAGCGGCTGTTAAAGAAGCAGCAGAGGCACCAGCACCAGAGAAGGATGCAAGTTACTGTCAGTTCTATTGTAAGTTCTATGACGCAAGTGGGCAGATGGGATGCGTTGGTCTAAAAAAAGAACGTACACCAGTGACTGATGTAGTCATTGCAGATCCTGATATTGACAGGAATGCACTGATGTATTTACAGTTAGCATTACAGATTAAAGAGCTAGAGAAAGAACAAGATTCTTTGAAGGCATCCTTTGAAGGATTACTAGGAGTTACTAACTCTGGTATCGAAGTAAGTTGGAGCACTGTTAGAGGGCGCGAGACTGTTGATAGTGAAGAAGTAGAAAAACTTTTAGGGTATGTCCCTAAGAAGATAGGCGCTGAGAGTCATCGCTTATCTGTAAAACAAAGTGGAGGTAAGTAAATGTCAGTAGAAGGAACAAAGTTCCAGGTCAACTATAAGTTGCCTGATGGAACACTCATCAATCTTTACGCAAAGGATGTCAAAGACCTAGAGGTTGGTCTAACAGATCTAGCAATGGTATCTACTCTTATTAAAACAACAGGCAGGGAACTACTCGGTGGTGCATCAGCACCAGCACCAACTGTTGAATCAATTGCACGACAATTTGAAACACCACCGCAAGCACAACCAGTAGCAGTTCAATCTAATGGACAGGCACACACGTGCCGACACGGAGAGATGGCCTTCCGCTCAGGTACATCAGCTAAGGGACCTTGGAAGGGCTATATGTGTGCTGCGCCAAAGGGTGCAGTAGACAAGTGCGACACTATCTGGGTTAGATAACAAGTGCGGGAGCCTCGTGAATACGAGAACCCGCTATGTGCAGAGATTGGTGGAGACTTCTGGTTTCCAGAAAGAGATGACCCAGAAAACCGTAAGCTACTAGACCCTAGTTATGCAAAGTCAATCTGTCGGAGTTGTATCCACAGAAGTGAGTGCGCTCAATGGGGTATTAAGAATGAACGCTTTGGTATCTGGGGTGGGTTAACAGAATACGAACGCACCTTGTTACGTACACGAAGCAAGATTAGAGTAAAGGACTGGAAGAGTGCTTAATCTTTCCCGCGCTTGGAGTGGTGTGCTTACCAAAGCAACACCATTACCAGACGTGTGGGATGGATTGAAAGCAGAAGGCATTAAGTTTCGCAGAGGCCAGGTATGTATGGTAGCTGCTGCACCTAACGCCGGTAAATCTATGTTCGCTCTGATCTATGCAATCAAAGCCAAAGTGCCTACGCTTTTCTTTTCTGCAGACACTGACACAACAACAGTAATGATGAGGTCTGTATCGCATCTATCTGGTCACTCACAAGTGACAGTTGAGGCAAACCTTTCAGACAATAGCCAGTACTACAATGCACATTTAGACAAACTTTCACACATCAAGTGGGTCTTTGATTCATCTCCAAACATTGACGATTTGGAGTTGGAGATAAGGGCCTACGTTGAACTCTTCGGACAGCCACCTGAGTTGATTGTCATTGATAACTTGATGAACATAACTGCTGAGACAGACAACGAGTGGGCTGGACTTAGAGCTATTATGATGGAGCTACACGATATGGCACGCAAGACTGAGGCCTGTGTCCTAGTACTTCATCACGTATCAGAACAGTCAGAGTATGGGTCACCATCAAACCCACCTCATCGCAGAGCAATCCACGGAAAGGTCAGTCAGTTACCTGCACTGATACTTACACTGGGCTATGACCCGACACAAGGAATACTCAAGGTTGCACCAGTAAAGAATCGCTTTGGCAAACATACTGCAGACGGCAGTGTATATGCACAGCTACTGGTAAACTATGCAGCAGTACAGATATCAGATCAGAACGAGTTTGGTTGGATGTTACGCAAAGATACAATCGCAGGATACCAAGGAGGCTACAATGTCTGAAGGACAGTTAACAAATAAGTACAGAGATAATCTCAAGGCAGATGGCCTACGTGCAGAAGTTGATGCACTCAAGGTAGACCTGACCAACTTCGTTGGTGCTCTATTGCAATCTGGTATTGTCGAATTAGTTAAAGATGAAGAAGGTAATATCATCTATAAAATCAACAAGGTTGTATTGGTAGATGAGTCAGTACAACAAGACTAAAGGTTCTCAGTTTGAGACAGACGTAATGAAGTGGCTCCGCAAAGCTGGAGTTATGGCAGAGCGTTTGTCTAAGGCTGGGGCAAAGGATGAGGGCGACATCGTTACTGTTATCGCGGGAGAAACTTACATCCTTGAACTCAAGAACAGGGCAACCCTTTCGCTGCCTGAGTTCTGGAGAGAAGCACAAGTTGAGGCGCTTAACTATTCTAAGGCTAGAGGTCTTGGGGAAGTTCCTCTGTCATATGTAATAGTTAAGCGTCGCAACGCTTCAATAGATCAAGCCTGGGTCATTCAGGACCTAGCACAATGGTTAAAGGAGAAACAGTAATGCCAGTTCCAGGTGGAGAAATAACAACAACAGAGATACTAGTACCAGAAGTTGTACCAGTTGAAGAGGTAGAAGATGATTTGCCAGAACTGCCTTAAAGGTGGAGAAGAGAACACTCTTGCACACTACAAGCGTTCAGCTCAATGGCACGATAAGTGTGATGATAAGGGGTGTGTATGTCAACACAAGACTGGTCCAGGGTACGTAAAGCGGGACGGTACAAAGGTGCCGTTGATGCAAACTCAATCCCCATAGGAGCAATTGTTTCCCACTATGGAGGTGAGGTACGTGAAGGCAAGAGCGCTTCGGTTCGTTGCTGTTTACATAGTGACAGTAGACGCTCAGCAGTTATCAATACTTATGACAATTTATATTTCTGCCATACCTGCGGTAAGGGTGGCAATGCAGCTAACCTAGTGTGCATCCTAGAGAACTTGGAGTTTAACGATGGCCTTAAACGTGCAGTCGAAATTGCTACTGGAAGCGGCGCAACAATACGCTCAGGCAATAAGTCAAGAAGCACTGGCCGCGCTAGACGCACGTGGGATCTGTGAAACTACTGCAGCTAAGTTTCAGTTAGGCACTATCACTAATCCAATCAATGGTCACGAGATGTATCAGGGTTGGCTATCTATCCCATACATCACCGCATCCGGTGGTTGTGTTGGCTTTAAGTTTAGACGATTAGATGATGCCAAGCCTAAATATGGTTCACCTACTGGGCAGAAGGCACACCTGTTTAACGTATGTGATATCACTATTGATTCACCCTACATCGTAGTATGTGAAGGTGAGTTAGATGCCATTGTTACTAGTGGTGAACTAGGTATACCAGCAGTAGGAGTACCAGGTGTTGCAGCGTGGAAGAACCACTTTCCTAAGCTATTTGCGGGGTACGAAACTATCTATGTTGTTGGCGATAATGATGTCAAGGAGGATGGCTCTAACCCTGGAGCTGAGTTTGCTAAGCGTGTGGCGAATGAGGTAATGAACTCACAGATCGTTACACTACCACCAGGTATGGACATCAATGATTATTACTTGGCTAATGGTGGCGATGCCACACGTAAGCTACTGATAGGGGAGTCGAATGTATGACAATGACAGAGAACGAGTGGGTCATAATGCTACAGACTTTGCAGCATATGGGCTTTCACATCTTGCAGCAGGACAGAGCAACACAACTCATACTCATACGCCCACAACCAACCCGTTAGTAGATCACGCTGCAGTTACTGGCTATCGTGCAGTGGGTGTATCAACTGAGGACTTAACATCCTTCATTGAATCCTTTGCATCACTTCGTGCTAACCGAGTCAAAGGTGTGGGCCATAGTCAATATGCTATAGCACAAGGACAAAAGTTTGAGTCCTTTACTACCTCAGATACCATTAGAGAACTCATTGAAGAGCTGGCCGATGCTAGTAACTACATAGACTTTCTTGCTATCAAACTACTCAACATCCAACACACTATAGATCAGGTGCTACCCGACTGTGAGTGAACTACATCCAGTAATATATGACCTCGTGCCTAGCGTAGCTAACACTATCTATCGCAGGTATAACAAGCACGTTGAGAAGGATGACATCAAGCAAGAACTAATGGCTTGGGCTATGACAAGGGCTGCAGATCATACTGAAGATTTAATGGAGCCAATCGAAGAGCGACGCAGGCACAACGAGCAACGCATAGCGTGGCAGATGAGACGTGTAGCTGAGCGCTATGC